GGTGCCGCTGTTCCGGCTGCAGGTCTCCGATGGGCTCTGGCTGATGAACAAGGCGGCGCTGCTGCAACTGGAGCACTTCAACAAGTCGAACGCGCTGGGCTGGGCGCTGACGATGGGGCTGTTCGCGATGCCGGTGGTTTACTCGGACCGCGAGTGGAACGAGATCATCGGGGAGTCCTACTACATTCAACTCGCACCGGGGGACAAGTTCGGGTGGACGGAGCCGGAAGGGAAGGTCTACCAGATCGCGGTGGACAACCTGAACCGGCTGAAGACTGAGATCTATCGGGTGTGCTACCTCATGCCGCAGTCGTGGGATGACCGGACGACGCAGTCGGGAACGAGCAAGCTGCGAGATTTTACGGTCACGCACGAAGTGCTGCGGGCCTACGGGGATGCGATCAAGGACACGCTGAAGCGCCTGCTGCGAGCGATCGCGGCGGCGCGGCAGGACGAGCTGACAGTGGATGTATCGGGTCTGGACGAGTTCGACATCGGCGACTTTTCGAGCGAGTTGGACGATGCGCAGCGGCTGCTGACGTTGGGAGTGGGGTCGCCGACTTTGCGCAAGGAGATCTTCAAGAAGCTGGCGCAGAAGTACCTGTGCGACGTGAGGCAGGAACTGAAGGACCAGATCGTGAAGGAGATTGAAGAGGCGGCAGGGTAAGGAGCGCTATGGACGGAGAACAACTGCAAGGCGAAGACGGAGTGCGGGCGATCGTAAGAGATGCCATCGATGAGTTCTTGAGGAGGGAGCAAGTCAGGTCGGAGCCCGCCTACAAGAACGAACTGGTGGAGGAGAAGAAGAAGCGGGAACAACTCGAGCGCCGGCTGAACGAACTGGTGGCAGAGAACCAGCGCAGCCGGAAGATGGCGGAGGAAGCGGACCGGGGCGCGACGATTCGATCGGAGCTGCAACGGCTGGGCGTGGCCAAAGTGGAGATCGCGTTCAAAGCGGTAAAAGACGACATTTTCCGCGCGGAAGATGGACGGCTGCTGGCGAAGGGGGACGACGGCGAAGTGAGTGTGAAGGAATATCTTTCGCACTTTCTAAGCGAGAACCCGGAGTTCCTCCCGGCGCGCATTCAAGGCGGGTCGGGGGTAACGACGGCGCACAAAGCAGCTTCGGCGCCGGCAGCGGTCAGCGATCTGGACAAAATCCGGCCGGGGATGAGTCCGGAGGAAGCGGAACGGATCCGGCAGGACATCGTGAGAATAACCTCGCAGTCACTCAGAGGGATCTGAGAAGGGGCGAGGGGACTAACTGGAGGAGAACGAATGCCAGCAATTACTTCAAGTAACGTGGCGAACGCGATTGTGAAGCTGGTGGCTGTGGATGCCTTACCCGCTCTGATGGGGAACCTGGTGATGGGGAACCTGGTCAATCGCGATTTCGAACCGACGCTCGCGCAGGGCGGCGACACGGTGAACGTGCCGATCCCGCCCACGCTGGTGGCGAACAACCTAGCCGAAGGCGGCACGGTGCAGACGCAGAACCCGACACTGGGCAACGCGCAGATCGTGCTGAACACACACGCCGAGGCTACCTTCCTGGTGCCGGATGTGACCAAAGTCCTGGCGGTTCCGGACCTGCTGAAGTTGTACATGCAGCCGGCCATGGTGGCGCTTGCCGAGAAGATCGAGACGGACCTGCTGAACACGTATGCCAGCTTCACGTCGAATGCGCCGGTGGGGACGCCGGGGACGCTGCTCACGGAAGCCGTGGTGGACGCGGCCGAGACGGAACTGTTCCAGGCCAAGTTGCCGGCGACCGAGCCCAGGTATCTGATCGTGGACGCAAACTCGTACTCGGCGTTGCGCCAGATCGACCGCTTCAGCGAGTACCAGACGGCGGGCGAGGCAGGGCTGCGCGCGGTGATAGACGGGACGGTGGGGAAGATCAAGGACTTCTTCGTGTTCCGTTCGCAATTCGTCGCCAAGACCGGCAGCTCGCCGGTGACGACGCACAACCTGGCGTTTGCTAAGAGCGCGCTGGGCCTGGTGGTCCGGCGCCTGCCGCAACCGCTGCCCGGTACGGGAGCGATCGCGGAGTACGCGGAGCTGGGCAACTTCGGGATGCGGGTGACCCTGAGCTACCAGCCGAACACTCTGGCACAGCAGTTCACAGTGGACGTGCTGTACGGCGTGGGCGTGCTGCGGAACGGCCACGGCGTCCAGGTGAACTCGTAGGCACATCGGAGCTGTCAGCCGTCAGCTATCAGCCGTCAGCTAACAGGCGACGGCGCGTGGCTGGCGGCTGGCGGCCGAGCGCAAGGCTGACAGAGTTTTCGGGCAGCCCGATGCGGCTCAGGGGAGCCGCACCACAGGAGATGAAAAAGAGGCGGAGGGTGTATGGACGTGAGGGCGTTTTACCAGAAAGTCCGGCAGGTTGCCGAGACGATCGCCGAAGCGTACGCGGTGGTGATCAGTTTCCCGACGCCGGACGGAGGACGGGAGGGCATCGCCAGCGAAGTGGCACGGACGCTGGCCGCCCTGCTGGTGGTGGAAGGAAAGGCGCGGCTGGCAACAGCGGAGGAGGCGTCGGAATTCCGAGGCCGGGCCGCGGACGCGAAAACGGCGGCGGAGCAGCTTGCGGCCGCGAGCAAGGTGCAGTTCACCGTTCTTTCAGATGCCGAGTTTCGGGCGCTGAAGGGCGGAAAAAAAGGATAAAGGGCCCAAGCGGGGCGTGAGGTCGAGGGACGATGGCGCTATTCACCGATGGATCGATATCGACGATTGAGGAGCTCGTGGAATACGAGTCTGCGGTCCTGGACGTGGCCAAGACGGAGAGGATCGACCTGACGGCGAAGCTGAAGCTGGCGCAAGAGGAACTGGGCGTCGAACTGGACGCGCTGCTCCGACGCCGGCAGGAATCGGAAAACGTCCTGTGGGCCACGGTGCGGCGAGGACTGGGACACGTGGTAGTGACCGAGGCGCTGCACAAGTGGCACACCTTCCGGACACTGAGCCTGGTCTACCGAGACGCGTACAACCGCCAACTGAACGATCGCTTCCTGGGGAAATGGCAGGAGTACGACAAGATGGCGGATTGGGCACGCCAGTCGCTGACCAACGGCGGGGTGGGAATGACGAGCTCGCCGATGCCGCGGGCGGCGAGGCCGGAGCTGGGCACGGTGGCTGGAAGAGCGGCTGCTACGACGTACTTCGTGAGCGTGACGTGGGTCGCGCAGAGCGGAATTGAAGGAGCGCCGAGCACGATCACGGCGCTGACAACGACGATGCCGAGCGCGCTGACGGTGATGGCCGTCGATCCTCCGGCGACGGCGGCAGGCTGGAACGTCTACGCAAGCTGTTCTGCGACGGGGCTGACCCGCCAGAACGACACGCCGATGGCGCTGGGTCAGACCTGGACCGAACCGGCGGCCGGGCTGGCAAAAGGCAAGCCGGTGTCCTGTGGGCAACGGCCGGAGATGTTCCTGCGCCTGACAGGAATGCTGAACAGGGGGTAGCGATGCCAGCGATCGGAGCGGATGCGACACGCAAGGTAGTAGAGATGCTGGCGGGGGCCACCGGCTTGCCGTTCACGGTGCCGGACCTGGCCCGGCAGGAGAACGCGGAGTTGGCGCCGATCTCGCCGGCCCAGATCGTGTCGGAGAACGTCGCGTTCGAGATGGCCGAAAAGACGGCGGGTGTGACGTATCCGGCGGTGTACGTCTACTGCGACAAGCTGTCGAACGGGTTGAGGGAGAAGTTCCGGACGTTTTCGGGCACGGCGAGCATGGCGATCGAGATACGGGTTTCTCACGAGCGGCTGGAGAGACTGGCCCGGGACCTTCACCTTTATGCGGCGGCGGCCAGCGGGGTGCTGGACTCCCACCGGGGCGATTGGGACGGCGGGATGTTCTACACCGGCGGCTATGAAGTAATATTCGGAGCAGTGAAGAGGGGCGGCAGCAGTTTCCTGCAGACGGCGAAGATCAGCTTCGATGTGGACGTGAGTTACTGAGCCAGCGGCGCGGGGGCGTCAAGTTGCTCACGCGAGCGTTTCGGTGCTGAGGCTCGCCCTGGACGGGCTGGCGGCTCCAGGTGAAAAGGGAGAAAACGATGGCGTGCAACTATATTTCATCCAATAACAACCGGCTCTATGTGGGCTTGGAGTCGAATTACGGACAGGTGCCTGCGATCCAGAGCGGGAACCGGATTCCGGCCGTAAAGCTCGCGGCCAAGCAGCAGATGATCCGGCCCGAACGGAAGGACAAGACGGGCACGAGAACCTACGGGGGCACTCCGGCGGGGCTCAGGAAGAGCACCACGTTCGACCTGGCGACCTATATGACGGGCTGGAGCACACCGAACGCCGAGCCGGTTTACGGCCCGTTGTTCCAGGCCAGCCTGGGCGCGGCGCCCCTGTTCTTCGAGGGCGGAACGGCCGCGGCAAACGCCAACACAAAGCTGCTCAGCTTTGCGGCCCCGCACGGCCTGGCACCGGGACAAGCGGTCACGTTCGGCGGCGAACTCCGGTTCGCGTGCTCGATCGTCGACCAGACGACAATCGAACTCAGCTCACCGTTTACGGTGGCGCCTACGACCGGAGCGCCGATCGGGCCGACGGTGACCTATCAGCCAGCGACGGCGCTGGCGAGCACGAGCATCTTCGACTACTGGTGCCCGGCGGCAGCAGTGCAGCGGGTTCTGTGCGGGGCGGCGGTGGACCAACTGAAGATCAACATCAATGGCGACTACCACGAGTTCGAGTTCATCGGAATCGCGGCCGATGTGATCGACAGCACCAGTTTCACGGCCCAGCAGGGCGGACTGGCCAGCTTCCCGGCGGAGCCGGCCCTGACGCCGTACAACTACTCGATCATCCCGGGGCACCTGGGCCAGGTGTGGCTGGGCACAAATCCGGACCGGTTCCTCACGATCACGGCGGCAAAGATCACGCTGCAAAATGCACTCGACAAACGCGAGCGGGAATTCGGAACGGACATTCCGCGGTGCCTGGCGCCGGGCATGAGGACGGTCACGGCGGACCTGGAACTATTCGAGACGAACGACGATGCTACGCGCGGGCTGTATCAGGCGGCGCGGCAGAGTTCCCCCATCGCGGTAATGCTGCAACTCGGACAGCAGCCGGGCCAGCTCGCGGGGGTGTACCTCAAGAGTGTGGTCCCGGAAGTCCCCGAGTTCGACGACAGCCAAACGCGGCTGCAGTGGAAGCTCGCGGGCAGCAGGGCGCAGGGAACGGGAAACGACGAGATGTACGTGGCCTTCGGATAGGCGGGCGCCGATGGAGTACGCAAGCGAGAAGAGAATCGAATCAAAGGCCCTGCCGGGGGTATGTTTCACGATCGCGCGCATGTCGTTCGGACGGCGGATCGAGCTGACGCAGCAGATCTGGGAACTGGCCGGGAAGGCGGAGCACCTGGTGGCGGGCGGCGATGTGCGGGGAAAGCTCGAGGCGGCGCTGGTCGCAGCCGAGATCGACCGCATCTATCTGCGCTGGGGGCTCCGCCAGATCGAGGGACTGACGGTTGACGGGGCGCAGGCAACCGCCGAGCTGGTAGTTATGCAAGGTCCCGAAGCGCTCTGCCGGGAAGTAGTGGCCGCCATCAAAGCGGAGTGCGGCCTGACCGTGGAAGAAGCAAAAAACTGAGAGTCGCATTCCACTTCCAGTTCTCGAATCCAGCCGGGTGGAGGTGCGACGAATGCAGGAAGAGCGGGCTGGAGGTCAAGCGCCGGTGCAAGTGGGTGGCGGGGGCGCTGGCGAGGGAGCCGCGGGCGGTGTGGGCACGCGCTGGTGTGGCAACGGAAGTGTGCCCGAAATCCTATATTTCGGGCGACAGCAGGGCGTGGCTGGATGAGTTCCAGGCATGGAAGCGCCTGGGCTACCCGGATCCGCACACATTGAGCGCCCGCGAGGTGCACGCGATGGTGATTCTGGAGCAGGAGCTTAGTGAGGTGAAGCGTGGCGAACGCTGAAAGCGGACTTGAGGAATTGGCGTTAAGGCTCGCCGACGCCCTGGGAGCGGCTCAGATCCCGCCAACCGAACCACTGGCTTCCCTGGGGGGGCCTGGCAGCGAGGCGGCTGGTGGCACGAGCGAAGGAAGCGCCAGTGCCGGCGTTTCGGCGGTCTTACAGGTCGCGCAACGCCTGGCTAGTAGCGGGACAGTGGGCGGCACAGGCGGGGGAAGCGCGGGTACGGGCGATCCGGTGGCGGCGGAGATCGAGCAACTCCTGGCCGGTGGCGGGACGGTTGACGGTGGGAGTGACGCAAGCGCC